AAGCAGAATCAGAAGTTTCTGTAGATTTAGACAACACAAATTTTTTCGGCGACGCCTAATTAGATCCACCACCGACGAAATATTCGAGGAACTAGTTAGGCTTGACAAACAAGTTAAGCATTTCAAACAAGAATTATTTAGAATTAGTTGGTATATGCGGGGTGGAGTGTCAGTAAACGAATTACTGCATATCTATAGTTTTGAAGATCGCCAAGCTATCTACGAAGTCATCACTGAAAATATCGAAGCGACAAAAGAATCTAATATGCCACTGCTTTAATGCTTGGCTCGAATTTCACCAGTTTTTCTATTGACCATGTTGCCACCGCCAAGGTCATTCCATTCATCGTCAGACGAATTTCCCACAGTTGCTTTTTTTGCGTCATCGGACATTTTTCGTGCTACAGTGCCGTTGAACTTGTGTCTTTCATATCCGCCGCCAATATCTTCCCAGTCACTGGCATGATAGTAGGGTTGACCTTTTGCATAAGGCGGTTTAGCTGAAGACGAACCATTACCAGTGCTGGCATTTTGATCGGCATCTGCCGGAGTAACTTTTCCAGATTGTTTTTCAGCGTTATTGTCTGCTGGTTTTTTGCCAGTGGAATTTTTATCATCTGGCAAGAGTGTTGGTAATAATACTTCGGGAACTTCTTTACCTTTGTAAACTTCAGTCACAGCACTGGTCCACAAGGCTTTCAAACCTTCGATAGCCCATTTGAATGGACGGCCAATCACACTGGACACTGATTCTTCACTGCCGCCGGGCAACCATCGGATGTCTTTCATCTGTATCAAAGCCAATTTTGCAATGGCTTGACGCAGATTCATGTCTTCAGGCTGACCCGGCACTGTGAACGGCATACTGCCTGGCATGTTGGTAAAATACATCCACAATGCTGTGCCTGTAGTGCCCATTAATCTAAAAGGCACAGCCAACCAACCAAATATTGGTATTTTGGTAAACAATGCTGGATGCACTGTGGAAATGTTTATGTACAGTTGTCCCAACTGTTCTCTGTGATATATTTCAAAATCTTTAAGAGATATGCCGGGACTGCCGTCAGTGTCTTTGCCGTCAGGACCAATTTCCAATAATCTCAATGCTTCATCTATGTTCTCTCTATAAAACTCAACACTTTTATAGATATCATAACCGGCATACGCCCACATACTACCGTTGATCAGTTTCTCGGTTGTATTTTTTGCCCATGCGGCACGCCATTCTTTGATTTTGGCTTTTGTTGCACCAGATACTTTTTCTCCAACTGTAGCACCTTCAGCTGAGCCTTGCTTGAGCCACTGTTGGTATTTGGCATTGTGATAACGTATAGTTTCTTTTTCTAATTCAGTAATAAATTTAATATCGTCTTTCCATGTGCTGTTGGCAACAGCACGATCCAGCAGTTCATCAAGTTCCGCACGAGGAGGTGTTAGACCTTTCTTGGTATATTTGTTAAGGATAATAGTGGCTATGCGTTCAACAGTTTCTCGGGCAAACGCATCCTTGGCAGCACTTTTGGCAAAAAATTTCCACACATATTCAAAGCCTTCACCAGCGGCACCTTCACGAATAATATCCAACACTTTCATAGAGATTTTTCCATTATGACATATTTATACAGTATCAAGATGAACTACGTTCATCTGTTCTTCGCTTGCGCTCGAACTTTAGTTTCTTTTTTAACAGTAGCGCATAATCAACTGCGAAGCAGTTTAAATATTATCTAGATTGTTCAGTCACACTTTGCCCTGGCGGGCAAAAATGAAACATTATCTGAGTTGAACATGTCACACTAGCGTTACAGCAGTTACAGAGGCGGTTGTCCGGTACCTCGAGCTGAGTCTTTATACAACGGCGGGTCTTAATATATACGCTAACACATACTAAGCCGTGGGTATTTCTCCCTCTTTTAGCCTTTTTACTGGGTTTCATAAACTAAACGGGTTATAGGCGTATCCCATCAGCATCCTTGCGGGTAGTAGTTTACTGGTCTGTCGCCAAGCAGATACACCTTACCGTCACACATCAGAACGGATTCAGGGCACAATATCAACGCCTGTGCGGGCTTATTTGGCGATTAAACTGCCTGAATTATTAGCCTTTGAGTATATGTGAACCATGTACACGGACACTAATCTGGCCGTTATAATAGTCTTTTGATTCTAGAACTTTGTGGGTAAATTGTTCTCTGGCCTCGATGTAAGAGCATTGCGCCTTGCTTGTGCAATAATATAGGATTTCTCGAGTGAAGTTTTCTTTGCCTAATTTCAATACGTCCACGTTTAATTCCAGGTTTGACCCGTAATAATCACGCCAGTCGCTGTCGACTTTGCTACGTATTTTCTTTTTTTTCTTAGTTCCGTTCTTAAGTTTAACTACTTTGTAGCTGGTCTTAGCGAACTTGGCTAGTTTTTTGCCTATATATTTGCGTCCAGAGATGACATTTGTTATCAAGTACACGAAACCCACACAATCTTCGGGCAGTGTTTCGATAATTTCGTTTTGATAAGTCCATGACATGCAGTAGTTAGCATATCATTCCGTGGGGTCACCTTTCTTTTGAGCCTTGGTTTCGTCCAAGTGTACTCTGTACTGTTGAACTTTTTCCCTGCGTTCACGTGCAATGATGCGAATTTGTGCTAGCCAGTAGCGCATATTTTCTCCTGCCCGTCTTGTGCCTTTGTTGATCCAGTTTTGATTTGCTTTAAAATATTGCCTAAAGGCTTCCATTAAACGCTCATGCGTTTCTTCGTCTTGATAATCTAATGGAGGTACCCGTTTGCTCATTATTCTGTTACTTCTAAGTCGTTAGCATAGTTTGTAAAGCCATTTTCCTTAATAACCTTAAGAACATTGTTTACACGACCAATTAATTCGTCCTTGTGACTGATTAAGAAAATATTCTTCTTGCGTTCACGTGCCATTTTCTTAAGTACGGCCAATGCGCCCTCAACTCCTGATGCGTCTAAGCCGTTATCCACTAACTCGTCAACAAACAACAAGTTAATTGATTGATATAGACTTTCCCAAACATCACGGAAACTCCAACTCAATCCTAGTATCAAACGATTGCGTTCACCACGTGATAAGTTATCAAAGTCTAAATCTTGTCCCAGCTGTGTGATAATAACAGTTAAATCGTTTTGGAACACCACAGTATGCGGTAATCCCATCTTATCAAGATAATATGTAAGCCTGTTGTTAAGATATGCCAAGTTCTGATCAATAATCTTCTTACGGATAAAACTATCCTTGCTAGTCAACAGCTTTAGCAGGAACTCTTGATGATCTTTAAGCGTGTTCAGTTGATTAACATTGTCCCACGAGATAGTCTGCATGGCAGTGTGCTGTAGTTCGTCAATTTGCTCTTGATAAGGATCACTTTCGCCTGCTTTGATTGTTAATTGCGTTTCCAGTGTCTTGAGATTGTTTTGATGTTTGAGTGCTTGCTCAACAGAGTCATAATAAGTATCTGGACGAGTATTTAACTCGCCAATGGCATCTATTTCTGTTTGTATTTTATTACGATCTTTAGTAACTTTGTCTAGATACTTTTGTGCCTCAGCTAAATGCACAGTTGCTTCAGCAGTCATTTCTTCATGCTTATGATCGTGAAGTTCTTGCTCACAAGCGTGACACTTTTTGTCTTTCAACTTAGCAAGCTCGCCAGCGTATTTTTTTACGCTTCGCTCCGCTTGCGCTGTCGCGCTGTCTAACGTAGCCCGTTCCTTATTTAGGCTTTTCAGCTTCGCTGTCTGTTCTTCGAACAGTTTCAAGTCATTATGCTTGGTCAGCTCTGCATCAATGTCTACATTTTCTAATTCTACAATAGCCCGGGCAATTTTTTCAACATCTGCTTCGTGTTGATTGTTCCATGCATTTTGTCTAGATGTTAATGAGTCGATACTTTGTTGTATTTTCTCATTAGACTTTTTTGCGGCTTCAATATCTGCATTTTCTTGATAGATATTGTCCTTGGTAGTCTTAATCATCTCTTTAAGACCTTCAGCTTTTTCACTTAACAATGTAATACCAAGCAACTGCTCAATAATTACACGCTGATCATTTGCCTTCATAGATAAGAAAGGCTCTGTATAAGTGTTAAGCGCAACAATGTGCCTAAACATATCATGACTCATGCCCAACAAGTCGTCAAGATCTCGTTGCGTTTCACGCATATCACCTTGAGCATCGTCAGTTTCTTCTGTATCCTGTGCTTGGTTATTAACAAAGAATTGCAACACGTTGGGTTTACGCCCACGTTCAATGCGATATTCAGTGCCGTCTTTATCAAATGTAAGTGTAACCAACATATTTTTATTGTTGATTTTATTGATAAGGTTGTCTTTTTTGATGTTAGTGAGTGCATTACCGTATAACGCATAGCTTAATGCATTTACAATAGTGGTTTTACCAGTACCGTTACGTGATCCGCTATCATCACCGCCTTGATCCAAATTTTCTCCAAGGACAAGTGTTAGGTTTTCTTTATCAAAGTTTACAGCCTGGGTTTGATTACCCACACTCATGAAATTCTTAACTGTTAAATCTTTAATTTTTATCATAGACTATTATAAATGTTCAGTAATAGATTCTTATCAAACTGATCAGAATCAATGTTTACAATTT